TTTTTCTTTAAATTATACATTAGTGATTTTTTACCAATGTATTTTTTACCTGTGGGTATGTGGGTTGTTTGGTAAATAAAGCCGAACGCTTCTTGTGGAAGGTCGGCTATATCATTAATTTCTTTTTTATTATATAACCATTTCATATTTTAATTATTTATTTTCTAAATCTTCTATTCTTTTAGTTAAAGATTCTATTATTTCTTGTTGTTCTTGTAAAGCTTTTACTAATATAGGAGTTAATTTACTATAATCTACACTTAACATATCTCCCTCAGATTCATCTCCTGTGACTAAAATAGGTAATATATTTCTAATTTCTTGGGCTATAAAACCTACATCATCAGTATAACGTGATTTTGTTTGGTCTTTCCAATCAAATCTACTTGGTTTTAATTGTTTTATATTATTAAGTTGAGATTCTAAAGGTTTAATATTTTCTTTTAATCTTTCATCACTATCGAAAACTGTTGTTTCAGCTTTTATTTTTCCTTTAACATGTAATGTTATATCAGAACTATCACCTTCACTATTTATTCCACCAATACCAACTCTTAGGTGTTTAGCGTTTCCACCTGATGAGGCAACATTTTGTTTTAAATGATAAGCATCTATTACTTCCATAGATGCATTTGTTTGATTAAAATGGCTACTAGGAACTCTTAATCTAATAACACCTCTATAAGGTGCGGTTGTATCATTTTGATTACTAGCATATTCAAAGAAATTAGCTTCAGCTCTTGGACTACCACCACCATTATCTGCAGTACCTCTTCCATCGGTTTTTATTATAAATTTATTTGAATTATTTTGCAAATAATAGCCAGAAAAATCATCTGCGCCTTTGCAGTAAAAAGAATACTCATGGCCATAAGATTGAAAGCCTACACTATTATCATCCTTAGGCGTGTTATTATTAGTATCAATAGAACCTGTGACAGTGATTGATCCACTTACTAATAAGTTCCTATTAGCTTTTATAATTAAGGTTGGGTCACTATGACTTTCACCTGTGGCTGATAAAAATTCTACAGGACCTTTAATTTGTGTGTTTTTATCCTCATTTCCAATAATTAAATTACCTACTCCTGATTGTGAAATGTATGAATTAGAACCATCATGTTTTATTTGTAAATCTTTACCATCACCAAATGAAACTATTACATTGTCTTGACAATGTAAATCAGATTCTGATGCATCCCAATGTATATATTGGTTATTAGTGTTTGAAAACAAATAGAAATCGGGATTGCCTGACCCACCATTTACACCTACATCTACTTGTTGAGAAAATAAAGTTTTTTCATTGTCCCCATCTAAAGTAAGATGAGTTTGTGGGAGTGGGCTACCTGCAGGCTGAGTATTAAAGATAATGTTTTTTTCTTGAACTGTATTGCCTATAATTAAATTACCTACTCCTGATTGTGAAATGTATGAATTAGAACCATCATGGAATATTTGAAGGTCATCTCCTGTACCTAATTTAATTTTATTATTATCATTTAAATCAAAGCCAGTAGCTGTAAGGCTACCTACAAATGATTCAGCTGTTATTGTTCCACTTGCACTTATATTACCTGAGGCTGTTATGTGTCCTAATATTTGGACTTCATTTGAAATTAAAGTTCCACTTGAACTTATATTACCTGAGGATGTTATATGACCAAATGTTTGGATTTCATCTGAAATTAAAGTTCCACTTGAACTTATATTACCTGAGGATGTTATATTATTAGTTACTTTTAGATTACCTTGTATTTCGACTTTTGGATTAGTATCGTGTATTTTTACTATATCAGTATCATTATATCCCAATATTAGATGATTATTATCATCATAAATAAATCCATTATCGTCTGCAGTTCCACCAAAATGGATAGCACCCTCACTAGTACCACCTGTTGCTTGTGGAAGTTGTAAAAATTTAGTTAATATAGTATTACTTGAACTTATATTACCTGAGGATGTTATATGACCTAACCTATGATGGATTGAACCTGAAAAACTATGGATATCATCTGATGAATTACCAAATTGATTACTTTCTGTAAGATTTGTTATTAATATATCAGAATAAGAAAATGCATTTAAATTATAAGATTCTGCATTTAAAGCAGAAGCTGATATAATACCTACGCATATTTGTTCGCCCGTTTCTGCTAAGTTTAGATTAGAATCTATTAAATGACCAAATTCATCTTGATCAGGAGTGGCATTACTGACAAAATGGGTTTTAAGGGTTGTTTTAGATTGTATAGCCATTTTATTTATTTATTTTATTATACATATTAAGTGTCCCATCTTACAACAAGGGTAGTATCGGTTTCATTTGAGGTTTTTATAGGCTGTCCCAATTTACCTACAACTAATAGTTCATTATTTTCATTATATAATCCTATAGTTGTAATATAAGGTTTAAAAAGTGAGCCTGTTGCAAAATTTGCAATGTTTTCATCTTTAGAAGATCTTAATTTTCTTGCTGTGGGATTTAATGTATTATTATATTCAAATTCATCTATCGTACATTTATATTCATTTTCATAAATTAAATGAGATCCTTGAAATTTAATATTTGTTAACCACTTACTAGATATTCCCCCTACCGTAAAATCATTAGCTGCTGTGTCTGAAGCATCTAGTATCATACTTCCTATACCATAAGAAGTAATTTTAGGGAGATAAGAAGGGTTTGTAATTGTTATTAATCCATGAGAATAAAATATATTTCCTATGTAAGGAGATGCATTTTTAGTTCTATAGTGATTTTGTATTTGGGTTTCATTTAGAGCTTGGTTGTATATTTTTATATTGGATAGAGAACCGCTAAACGAATTATTATTATATTTTGATGTTATGTTAGATTGACCACCTATGTAAATATTAGCTTTATTATTTGTAATATTAGAGGTACATTTTTCACTCTGCATAATAGATGTATCTCTATATATATTTATTAAAGATCCTTCACGAACACATACTATATGATAGGGTAAAGTAGGGTTAATAGATCTATGTAAAAGTACAGAACATCTGTTAGTATTATCCCCATCAGATACTTCAAAATATAGTTCAGTTTTATCTGTTGTTTTTTGTAAATATATTTTAAAGGGATATTGATTTCCTGCGTTTATTTCTTGTATTTCTCCGGGGGCCCCATCATATTCAGAAGGACCTGTGATTGTATTTTGGATAGTTGATTTAGATAAAACGTGTATTAGGGTTTCTTCTCCTTCAAGCGGAATATCATTTTTAACATCTATCCAAAATTCAATAGAATAATTATTATTTTCGTTGAAATTTAAATTATCGTTGTGAGTAACTTTAATTTCAGATTCTGTGTCAAATGTTATTGAAGGAAAATTAATTTTATCCACTGTGGTAGATAAATTTATTTTAGAAAAAATTATTTTATTATAATATATATGGTTTAAAAAATAACTATCATCATATTCATAATAAGCAGAATCAGTAGTATAAGATGATAAGTTATTTACTTTAGTTTCATTATCTATATTTAGATTATATTTTTTAAATCCTTCCTGAGGACCTATATTTAATAAAATTGATCTAGGGTCAGTTACAAAATCATCAATATTTATGTTTTTATTAATTATGTTTCCGTAAGAATCATCTATGTAGGTTTGCCCATTTAATATTAATTCTAATGAATTTGATTTAATTTTATGGCCATATAATCCTGAGGGTATAGAAATAATGGTAGCAGATTCATATAGATTTCTTTTATGTTTTAAAAAATTAATATCCCCAAATTTATTACTTAATTTTAATTTATAATTTTTATAAAAAAGATGATCTATTTGGTTATATTTTATATTATCTTCTTTAGATAAACCTGAACCTGTAAGGTAAGTATCTATACTGCCTGAATTGTATTTAGAATTATAAAATGTTATTTTATTAGCTAATGAAGAGTCAAAAGAAAAATTATATTGTTTGTGAGCATTGAATGGTACTACTGTGTAGTCTTTAGGTAAAAATTTTTTATAAACTGACATTCAATTAACATTTTAATAATCTAATTTAACTCTAATAAGAGCTTCTTTTGAAAAATCTTTTGCAATTGGTTGACTTAATTTTGCTACTGCTACTAATTCATTAGTATCATTATATAATCCAATTGTAGTAATATATACTTTTGGATTATTTTCCATAGTGTTGTATCTTAAATTTCCATTATTATCTATAAATGATGGATTAGTAGTAAAATTAAAATCTTGATTTTTTATTCTTGTAAAATAATATTTTGAACTAATTGTTTCTTCACTATCTACTATAAATGAAGCACCACCACCTATTACATCAACTAATTTTTCATGGTTTTTTGCATTATTATTAGCTGTTGTTGTAGGTATTGCTTCTGCAATATGGTGATCTATTGCAGCAGGATTTAAAATTATGAAACCACTGTCAGGGTAATATAAACCATAAGATCCACTGTCTGTAACTTGTACTGTTAAGGAACCCGATCTTACACCACTTGAACCCGAAACAAGATTAAATTGTCTTCCTGCGTTTGTTAATATAGCTGATCCTGTTGATGTAATTGAATCATCTGTTAGGTGGAGAAATCCTAACCCTGATCCCGATAATTTTAAATTTAAGGTACTTGTTTTTAAATTATTTTTGTAACGCCCTCTATTTATATTAATTACATAAATATCATCTGGGGTATGTGCGTCTGTAGCTCCTGCTGTTCCAGGAAATATAAAGTTTTTATTTTCATCCCCAAATACTAATTGACGGTATTGGTTGTAATTAACTTTTGAAGGACTATTACCTAATGCTGTTCCTGTATTTGTAAAATCTTCGGATCCTCCTCCTGTTTTATGACCATATGCTACTGAATATTGAACACTTGAAGTAGTGGCATCATTATGTACATCTATAAAAAATGCACCTTTACTTGTAGGTGTTGTAAAAACTGCCTGAGCTGAAGAAGTAAAGACTGATGTTAATTCATTTACGTTATTAGTCCAAGTAGATGTGACTACTCTTTGGGTATCATCTACTACATCTCCACCATTATATGATTCTAAGTATGCCATTTTATTTTTATTTTTTATCTTAAATTATTATAGTACTGTTGCTTTTTGTCCTGTTTCAGCTTGGTTTATAGCAGAAGCTTCTTTATTAATTTTTACTAAAACAGTTGCCCTTGCTCCTGAATCCATACCTTCAACTGTAATTACTGTTATTAATTGTGAATTAGTTCCAAATAATGAAACACCACTTAAAGTTACAAAGTTTAAAGTTTGAAGGTTAGATACTGTTTGGCTAAATTTAACTGCTCCATTATATTGGTTTTGGGATGAATTTCCATCTCCACTTCCAAAACTTGAAAATAATCTAGCATCCATTGCAGTAAATATATACCCTGATTCTGCTTGGCTATTGTTTCCGTTATAATTTAAAGTTTGTGGTGATATGGAACTTACACCATTTCTACCTAAAGTAATGGTTGAATTTGATATAGCAATTATAGGAAGTTGTGTTGTACCTTGAGGTAAAGTAATTAATTTATGTTTCATTATATTATTACCATCAGGAAATGCTTCTAATATTGGCATATTTTCAATTGCTTCACCTGAATATTGTGAACCATTTGGGTGGTTTTCATTATATAATGAATAATCTATTTCATCATCACCTAATGCAAATTGTGTAATATTAAAAGAACCATCATTTTTAGCTAATAATTCGCGACCTTTTTTGGTTAATATGGCGTCTACTGTAATTGAGCTGTTGTCTAAATATCCCATTGTAATTGTGTTTTGTTATAAATATATAATATTTTAAGAAATGTTTATTTTATTTTCCATATCCTGCTTTTAATAAAATTTTATTTAAATTAGCTTTTATAGTAGGATGTGTATGTTCTGGTATAAGTACAAATCCTTTATCACCTACTCCATTAGGTAATTCATTAGATATATCTAAATCTACAATTAAAGTTGGACTTTTTCTTAGTACAGATAATTGATGACTAGAATAGGGATAAAAGTATGATGCAGAAACTGTTCTAGTTGCTGTTACTGTGTTAGACCCATCATATATTTCGTAATTATGTGTTGTTGGTTGGAATATAGATGAAGTTAAATCAGTCTGAAAAAATCTAGTACCTTTTAATTCTGTGGTTGTTATAAATCCATTATAATTTTGATTATTCCCCAAATGTTTTTCTTCTTCTTCTAAAAAAGTATCATATCGAGCTACATTTCTTGTAACACCTAAATTGAAGGTGTTTGAAGAACCTGTATTTGAATTTACGTGAGGGTAATCTATTTCCATTGTTCCAATAGATTCTTGTTTATTATTAGGAATACCACGTAAACCTTTTTCAAAGGTAACAAAAAATTTATTAGTATTTTTTGCTATTTCCCAATAAACTACATTATCATAAAATGATGTTAAACTACTTGTTAGTTGGGGATTTACTTCTTGTCCTTGTGTTGTAAATGCCATAATTTAAAGTTGTTTTAGGTTGATAGAAAAAGTTCCTGGATTAATAGATGGTGGGGTATCTGATGATGTTAATGGGTTTAATGATGTGATATTACCAATACTATTACCATATAGAGATAATTCACTTGGAAATTCAGCTATAGTAGTAATTGTATTCTCCGTAAATAAACTAGCACTTCCAGATGCTGTTGTACCAAACCCAAACATACCTCCACCTGGAGCTGATCCTGATGCTATATTGTCAGTTAATATTCCTTTTTGGTCTCTTATTCCGTAACCACCAAATACTCCATCTTCATGTCCTTCAGTATTTGCAGTGTAAGCATATAACTTCATTAATAAACCTTGATTAAATTTAACATGATGGAATTCTTTTAACTGAGCAGCAGTTGCTATATCTAATATTTTAGTAACTATTTTAGATCCTTCTGGAAAATTATCTGATATTAAACGTCTAAATGATTCTTTTTTTCCTTCAGTTTCATTAAATTGTTCAAATGATAATTTAGTTGATTCTAAAGTATCTAAATCAACTAAAAGGACTTCATTTATAGTTATATAACTATGATTTTTTATTTCAACTAATGGATCTAATGATCCTGTAGCTTCACCTTCCTGTATATTATTACCTATAAATAAAGCACATATTTTATTTTCTATAATAGGTTTAAGACCATAAGGGTATTGAGTATCTCCTTCGGTAAAATAATTAATTTGAGTTCCTGTTATTTTAGACCCTTCATAGCGAGGATTTTTCCACGAAGCCATATCTAAAAGACTATCATTAAATTCTATATCAAAACTTTTACTTACTGCCATTTTTAAGGATTTAATTAATTATTCTATAATACCTACTAGATAATCTTGATTGATTTATATTTCCTTCAAAGTTTGAAGATCCAGCTAATTTATATGTTTCTTTAATGTTTATAGTAACGTTTGTTCCTTGTTCTTGTCTTTGTTCATTACTGCCCGTTGTTTGTAGTAGATTGTTTGTTACTATAACAGACGAACCATTAAGAGAAAATGAATTATTAGGGTCCATTTCAAATTCAAATGTTTGGTATGAATTATTTAACATACTTTGACCCACACCTATTGTAGGTATTTCTCTTTTAAATTTGGTTCTTTCTAAATAATGGGGTTCAATTACTAAGCCCGTTTTTAAATTTGCTTTCATAGGAACCCACTGTTCTATTAGCTTAAATAATGTATGGTCAATGTATTGAATTGTTTTAATATAATCCCAATAATTGTATCTTCCTTTTACTTTTTTAAAATAAATGTCTTTTATAGTAGATAAATTTTCATATACAGGTGACGATTGAGCTGAGGGTAATGGTGACCCAATATAATCATCCAATCTGAATGAGCCTAATGTATATAGTATATCTTCATTTATTTCAGTTGTAGGGGAGAAAAATACTCCTAAATCTGGATAATCTAAAGGTTGACTATCTAATGTAGATGTTTCTGATTTTTGGGTTGTTTGTAACCAATTATCATCTACTATTCCTGTGTCTATTCTTACTTTTTCACTTGTCATTGAAATACCAACAGTGTCAGGGGTAGGTAAATGGTGGGTTTCTATTACTTCTTCCCACATTTGAGTAGTCATACTACTTTCAACTTTTCCTAAATAATCTACATCTGGATTTGGATGGAAACTTCCGCTGTCTCTTTTATCATTACTTCCTAAAGGTAATCTTAAAACTACATTTGTGTAAGATGATGATGGTGTATTACCACTATACATAAAGGGTTCAAGAGCGTGTTTTTTAAGTGTCTCATGAGTAAGTAATTCACCAAAATGGTATCTAACTTCTTGAAGTGAGCCTGAATAACGTAATCCATCTATACTATTATTTGCTATTCCTGAGGGTAAACCACCTATATAACAATGTGTAGCTCCTACTGATTGTTTTATTATATTTGTATTAATACCATTATAAGGGGTAATTCCCCATGTATTTGTATGGGAAGCTTTTGAAAGTTCTTTATAATCTACTATATAAGAATGTATATTTTTATTGTAATTTGATTGATATGCTCCAAATTTTAAGGATATAAAATCTCCTTTCTTTTTATTTACACCATCTACCCCTATAAATACATTCCAAAAATCACCATTAAATATAGGAAAGTATTCGGTTGATGTTGTTTGGGAATTATTATTTATACTAAATGTTATTCTACCATATTGACTAGCATCTCCTGATGAGGATATATCATTACCTATGTATGGTTCTAATATTAAATGTTGATCATATTTAATCGGATATTTATATGAACCAGATAAAGACCATAAGTGGTAATTATCGTTTGATCTATGGGGTTTAATTCTAAATTCAACTGTTTTTGCTTCTGAATTTAAATTTTTTGTTAAAGATGAAGACCAGTTAGTTTTTATAAAATATCCTTCTGTACCTGAGTCACCATTAAAAGCTAATCCTGATTTTTCATAACTAAATGTTTGATATGTTGTTTTATCTGTGGTAGAACCTCCATACTCTTTGACGTTAAGTATAGTAGATGGAACACCATAGCAACTCATGAGTGCTTTAAGACCACGTTCAGTACCTTTAGTTTTTAATAGATAAGGTGCATTATGGTATAAACGTTTCCATATTTCTTTTGTGATATCTTCTTTGGGGATTGAACCCGCATTTGATGCAGTTACTAATGTTTGATTAGTAGGGGTGTCATAGAATATACTACCTTCTGTACCTTCACCTAAAATATATTCAATTAAATTTGAATTCTCAAATTGATCAAAAGTTTCTAAACCTAAACTTTTTAAAGAAAAATAAACTAAATCTTTAGATATACCTCTTGTATGATGAGAGTCTTTTGTTTCAGTAATATGTTTTATATGAGTCCATATTTGATCATAATGATGACCCATCATATTAACAAATGTGGTATAAAATGAATTATCAGGATTTTCTAATATATGGTTAGGAATTAATCTTATTAAAGAATGTTCGTTTTGTCTGTCAAATAAATCTGCGTTTAATAATTGTCCTCCATAATTAGGATAGCTGCTTCTTTCATCACCTAACCAAGTTTGAACTTGAGATGATGTAATAGAGTATAAAGTGTGAGGGGGTGAAATTGTAGATTTAGGCCAAGCTAAAGCTCCTGATTCATAATATAAAAATCTCTCATAACCATCTAATGCTTTAAGTAAATTTGTTTTTTTAGTTATAGTTGATTCTTTATCTTCTAAAACAAAAGTTGAAGCTGATGTAGGCCCTTCTATTAAATTTATTGTAGACAATCGAGTGTCGTATTGTTCTAATAGTTCAACCTTATATTTAAAATTTTTAACACGTTCTAATGCACTACCAAAATGTACAAAATTTTCAAAATTATAAGTTGTTTCTTCAGGATTACCTTCAGCGTCACTTACAGGTGTTCTTATAAAATCATATTGAATTTCGGGAACCTCTCTATTTTCTAATTTATTTAGAAGATTTTGATAAGATGAAGTTAAACTATATTCTAAAACCTCATCATAATTTTTATATCCTGAGGGTACACTATTATTTAATCTAACATCTATTTTAAAGTTAGGTCCTTTTAAAGGTATACTACCATCTATAAATTCAGGTAAACCTAAATCTTGATCTATAATAATTTTATTAGTAATTTCTTCTACTATAGAAAAACTATCAAGTACAGAAACATTATTAGGTAAAGGTTCATTTAATTTTATTAATAATTCATTGGTAGAAGGTATTTCATTAAATAATAAGTTAATACCAACAGCTGTTTTATCATTTCCAAAATTTAATATAAAATCTCTTAAAAATGGAGAATTACTAATTTCATTAATGTATTGTTGAGATGATTGTTTTAAATCTGTATTACTAATATTATTTGCTATGACCCTTAATTCTGTTCTTGTAGGTGATATAGCTTTAAGTGTAAATGTCTTTAAAGCTGTATTAAATATTTTTTTACGAAATATATTAAAACCTAATTTATATTTACCTGTTGTATAACCATTGTTATTTAATAAAGAAACAGGATCAAAATTTAATTCATTAGGATTAGGTTGTGAATAATCTTGGAAGTCAGATATAGATGTTAAAATTTGATCATTTTGATTAAAGATATGGACTTCTATATGATCTTCAGGACGTCCAAATTTTCTATCAATAGTTTTAGAAACTACAGATTCTAAGGGTAGATCTATTCTTTGTTGTTGTCTTGTTTCTGCTCTAACTACCATACTTTATGCATATATATATTTTCTAAATGTATATTGTCTATTACCTATTTTAAACTGTTGGTTTGAATCATCATTTTTATGATAACTAAAATTTTGGAATCTATATGATTGAATTAATGCATACGTACTACCATATTGGTTTATTCCTTTTACCTCATACCTAACTTTAATTAATCCTTCATCTAAAAGTTGATTAGCAGTTTTCCCATTATATTCTAAATTATTAAGATTTATTAAATAATCTTCTCCTTCTAAAACTCCTGGAAATAATTCTTTACCTTTGTCACCACTAGAAAATTTTCTTAATTCACTATCAAGAAGTGGATTAATTATTTGTGGATTTCCATTTTTATCTAATGATATCCCATCACCATTTGTTGTAGATTTTGGTAAAATTGATCCATCATTAAAATTAATATTAGGGAAATTTTCTCTTTTTTTCCATATTCGTGCTAATATAGCTAAAATTTGTCTTGATTTATTTAATTTAGGTAATGCTATTTCATATAATTTTCTACCAACTTCTCTTTCTTCTTCTGTAAAACCATTTATGGAATCTTGATAATATTTCCAAGTTTGAGATTCAAGTGATCCCTCTCTAGAATATTCATTATTTATTTTATTTTTTAGCAAATTAATATATAATATTTCACTGCTCATAGATCCATCTTCTATAGGTTGAATTATATCATTTAATTCTTGTCTCCAATTATTTACTACAATTGAAGCTAAAATATTAGTTTGTTGTTCTAATTCTTCAGCTGCTGTTTGGCCCGTTAGGTCTCTTGATTCTAAAAGTGAACCTTCATCTATACTATCCAATATTACTTTAGGTACTACTTTTACTATATCTATATCAGAGGTGCCTGCTTTAAATCCTAATGAAGCTATTAGGGCTTTAAAAACAACACCCTTAGATCCCCCAGATACTAATCTTTTTTTCCCTTTATCCATATAATATACAGGTTCATCATCTGGATTATTATTATTATTTACATCTGGAGCTATTAAAGTTCCATTAGAATAAAATGGATGTTCTTCTGTAGGAGTGGCTAATTCGTTTTCTAATTCAATGATTCTTTCTGTGAGAGTTGTAATTTGTTCATCTCTAGGATCAATGTAATTTTTAATGTAATCTGTACTTTGTTTTATAACTGAGGTGTGTGACTTTTCTCCTACTTTAGGAATATCATAAAATAATTCTTCATATATAGAAAAAAATCTATCAACATTTATAGGATCTTTTGATTTAAAAAATTCAGAAAAAGAACGATCTACTAAACCATCTGTTGATTTAGTACTATATATAATTTTTGTTAATTTTATATTTTCTTCCGCCATTATCTAACTACTTTAAAATGGTAATTATCATCATAAATTTGAGTACCATCATTATTTATATGTTTAAATAATATACGGTAGTATCTTTCTGGTTGTAAACCATTCATATATAGATTAAAATACATTCCATCATTATTTGCACTTAATTTAGTGTTATAATTATCAAATGGGATTACTACTTCTTCTGTGTGAGCATCTCTGATACTATAATATGATGATGTTGTAAAATATCCAGAATTTAAATAATTAGATGATGAAGTAAATTGACGTGTGGGGTATTTGTCTCTTACATGTAGTTTAATTTTAGCTACATCATTTTTATTATATTCTCTTTTATTATTATATAAAGATACACTTAAATCACCTTCTAATTTAGCAGATGATTGTTTTTCATGTATACTATCATCCCATTTAAAAGTTAATTTTGGTGGATAAATTGTATGTGTATCAACTGAAAAATATTGTAAAGTACCATTACTGCTTGATACATTTTCCTCAATAGTGTCAGAATTTTTTAATATAAATCCATAATTAGGAATACCTGTGGGGTATGTTTGGGATGCATTTATACTTGCACTAAATTTTTGTACTATATTAGTAACATCTACATTTAAGTCTAATGAATCCGCATTTGAGAATGTTTGGGTTCCTTTGAATAAACTACCTGTGTACCATTCTCCCCCTCCTTTTGTAATAGAAACTGTAGTACTTATAGATCCTGTAGATCCTACTCCAAAACTTGAAGTTAGCCATTTAGTTTTAGAAGAATCATTATCTTTATATAACCAAGATGATCCATTTGATGATATAGGTAGATTTGAATATTTACCTGTTCCTTCATTCCATGATGATGATAAAGGGAATACTTCTACTGACTGTTCAGCTGATAGATTTTTATGTTCTGCTGAAAATAATTCTAAACTAGAGGTAAAATTATTAGATTTAGCAATAGCTAATTGAATGTCAGAATTAGAAAATTGTAATAAAATTCTTGATGGGTAATACAAATTATTTGTAGATCCTTTTTCTTTAACAAGTTCAAGAATTTCATCATTACCTGTATTTAGATCAGATCTATTATGATGACTATATATAGTTGTGTCTTTTTCTGGAAATATCGAGTAATATGCCATTTTAATATGTTGTTACGCGTCCGTTAATATCTTGGTTTGGGTATTTTAATTCAAATATACTAGGATCCATTGAGGGATAAATTACACCTTTTCTTGTAGCTCCTACAAAATCGTATTTATATTGTGAGTATCCTAAAGAAAGGCCATTTTTATTTTCTAATGTTACTTTTTCAACCGTTTGTACACCAGTAATACCCGCTAATAAATTAGATATCTCAGATATAATAATAGGTTGGTTAACTTGCCATTTATCTATCAAAAAATAATTTTTTAATTCAGATATACAATCTAATATAACGTTTTCATTATTATAATTTTTAAATGCAGTAATTTCAAAATCTAATTTAAAGTTAATTATAAATGCATCTTTAATATTAATTGCGTCTGTTAGCATTCTATATTGTTCTAAATAAGTAGCTAAATTAGTTTTAGTAGCTTGATTTAAAGTAGATAAATGTTTATTTTGATTATATCCTAAAGTATATAAATTTAATGCTAGTGGATTAGGTATATTATTAGATTCTGTTGATAATATAGATGTTTGGTCATCTTGTGTTATATAGGCCTTAGCTATCCTACCAAATTTAGAAGGTAACGATAATGTTCTTATAATATAATCATCTTTTGTAACTGTTCTTTGTTGAGCCGAAAAATTAGCCATTGCATTTAATCTAATGTCTTCTATAGAATCTCCTGCTCCCCCTCCTGTAGCTGATTCTGGATTATTAGACGTAACAGATGATTTTATATAATTTAATAAATTATTATTTAAATTAGGTTTGTTAATGGAAATTAAAGTGTCAATTTCAGTAATTGTATTAGACTGAACATTAGATTCTAAACCACCCCCCACAATATAGGTTATAGTTAAAGTTGTATTGGCAGGTGCTTGACCATAAGTTTTTGTAAATAAGAAATTAGAAGGGTCATATGCTTTATCTAATGCTGATCTTCCATCATTTATCCCTAAACCTATATTATCTGGATTAGGAATAATTTCTTCATCTGCTTTGTCGCTTGTACCAGCACCAAATTGAATTTCTAATTGATTATTGGTTTTAAATCGAGATATGAAACGTCTTGTTGATTTTTTTAACTTTAAAAGAAAAGGTGTTTGATTATTATATTGTTTTAATACAGGATCATTTGCTCCTGTGTTTTCAATTTCTTCAAAAATTGTATCTTGTGCTAAATATGGAACTTCAGACCAATTATTACCTTCACTATCTACTACTGATTCAATTGATATAATATTATTGTCAAATAATTCTAATGTTTTAAATTTTTCAGCAGATCCTATAGTAAATGTTTGTGATTTAGTTTCACCCGAAATTGCTTTAGCTGATTTTTTTAATAGATAATATGCAGGATTATTATTACTATCATAAGAATATACAGAAATATTAGTAGGATCTAAACCAGTTCCGTCATTTGAAGAGGATACATTAAAATTAACTTGATTACTTAAATAAAATTTGGGACCCTCGGTTGAATTAAAAACTGAATTGGGTGAAATTTTTAAAGTATAATCAAAATCAGGTATATAATTATTAGGACCTATTTCTTTTGAGGGGACTAACTGAAATATCTCTAAATTAACATTAGAAGCGGCTGTTACTCGGGGTTTGTAACCCATAGCATATGCCATATTATATAAATTTTCTTTTTCTTGAGCTAAAGTTAAAAATGTTTCACGTAATTGAGTATCAGTATAAAATGATAAAACATCACCAACATAAGCAGCCATTTCAAGAAACATCATTCCTGGGTTACCTTCGCTAAAATCATTAAAATTATCAGGGAAATATACTTCCGCAAATTCCATTAATTGATTTTTATAAGAATTAAAATCCTTATTAAGGTATTTTACATCTTTATCTTGTGTTTTATTTGATACTTTACTATAGGCCATTTTTATATATTATTAACCATTTCCACGAGGGAAGTATGATGAGTTAAAGTTTAATTGAATGGCATCTGATGATCCATCTAAATTAAAACTATATGATATTACTATAAATAACTTATATTCATCTTCTATAGAATTTACATCTACACTCGATAAAGATATTGTAGGTATGTAAAATTCTATTTGAGTGTTGATTTTTTCTTTTAAAATTTCTACATCTAAATTAGGTTCAAATAATAGATTTTTTAATCCTACACCAAAATTTGGTTCATTTACACGTTCACCAGGTTCAGTTAATAATAAATTAATTAAATTACTTTTAACTTGTTCTTTAAGTGTTTGTGTGCCTTTAAACATATTAACGTTATCTAGAGGAAAGGCAACCCCAATAGTGACATTTTTATTAATGTCTAATGGACTTATTCTTCTATTTCCGTTAACATATGCCATTATGGTCTACTATTTTTCTTTTTATCTATAGCCCTCATTAATTCGCGGTAATCTTTATTTACTACATTAGCTACTGCCGTAGGCATTGGGGCTTCTGGAGTTAATGTTGATTCAAGATTTGTATTTCCTTGAGCAGTTTCGTTAAGTAAATCATTTAGGGCTCCATTAGATGTAAAACTTTGAGCTATAGGTTTACCCATAATTTTCTCTTTTAAAGAAGTTTGTACATTTTGGGGTATAGGAGTACGTTGTACTTGATGTTCTACAATTGTAGGTTTTAATTCATCACGTAAGTCTTCCTTAAGTGTTTTAATTTCACGTCGAAGAGCATAGTCAATTTCTTCTCTTACGACTTTTCTGATTAATTTTTCGAAAACTGTTGCTTTCATATTAAATAATGTTTGTTAATAAATATAATTAAATTAAGCAATTCGATAACGAATTACTTGGAAATTTGCATTTCGTATTCTTTCTATTGTTTTTGGTAATAAATCATCTTCTATAAGAGTAATATCAGCTTCATCAGGTGCGTCATTTATAGCATCAGCATAATCTTCATCTTCCATAGAATCTCCTTCCACATCACACATTAGAATATATTTTAAATAATATGATTCAATTAAACCTATTATTGTTGAAATAAGTGATTTTATAAAAGTTATAGTTCCTATAGCTAATTGTATTATTCCTATTGGAATTGATGCCGCAATTGATATTTTTTCAATTTTTTTTGTAAAAACTTTAGTTGAATTTTTTATTTCTTCTATTTTAGATTTTGATTTAGCTTTTAACTCTGCAAGTTTAACTGTAATATCTCCATCTGCTAAAGGTCCTTTTAATACAAGTATAGCTATTTGTGCAGAAATTATTACTGTCTGTAAGGTGCTTACTAAAGTTTTTAAGACTAATATAATTGATTCAATGATAACAAGATATCCTGCTATTTTTGCTAATTGTTCTTGTAGTTTTTTAAGTTTTTCATTTGATTGATCAAGTATAAATTGTAATTTAACAGATTTAGATTTTAATTTATTATATATAGAATCAATACGATTTCTTACTTCTATACTACAAATTAATTCAGGACCTTTGGATGATATTTCATCTATCATCATTTGTTTAACTGATTCTTTAGTAGGTATTTTTTGTTTAACTTCAGCTATTTTTTTATTAGCTTCTGCTTTTATTTTAGGACCCATAGCATCTAAAATTTGTTGACTTTGTTGGATTAATGTTACTATGACTCTTGACATGTTATATTGTTTTAACTTGGTTACTTAAATTTTCTTTAAATTTATTTTTTAAGACACTTAATTTATCTATACGTCTTTGTAAAGGAATGATGTTAGTAGCATTGGGAGTTGTGGGTCCTGCGGGAGGTGCTATATATGATATTTCATTTCCTATCATATCTAATATATCTTCTAAAACATCTAATAATCCTTCTGTTAGATCATCTCCAATCATCCATTCTTGAAATTTATGCCCTAATAAAACAGGTTCAGTAGGTAGATCACCTTCTTTTAAACCTAAATAGATATTAGGGGAATTTACTACAAATTTACTATCTTGTTTATCACTTGTATCAAAATGGAAACTACCATTTGTACTAAAACCAATAGCTTTATCTGAAAATAATAAAATAGAGTCGTCTTTAGCATTAAATATTAGACGGTCTGAATCTATTATTACTTGTTTTCCTTGATATATGTTAGGGGTATCTGGTATATAACTCATTATATTGTTAATTTAGCTACTTTTTTATGGTTATTATACTTTTCTTTACTTAAATTCATTCCACTTGGGATTCTTTGATCAATATTATTAAATGGAATTCCTAATTCTTTACAATATTTACGAACATCAAACCAAGGACAACTTTTAGCTGCGATTTGATTATGACCCACTATTTGAATATCAGGATATCTAATTTGGTATAATTTAACTAATTCATTTAAACTATTAGCTTGTTTTTTAGACATATTAAATATACCCGCCCCTCCTATCCAACTTATATTAAGAGTATTATTATTGCTTATATCTGTACTTTTATTAAGGCCCTTTGATGGTTGACCTACACCATATGATTTTTCACTGTCGAGATATATTTTAACACAATCACCATTTTGATCTATAGTTATATGATATCCATGTCTCCTCCATCCATTATTATTATCAGCTGATTGCATAAAATAATATGCTACATCTAAATGAGTAGCACTTGTAGCCATAGCTGTAGTATGAATTACTAGATATTTTACTCTAGAAGATTCTGATTCATTATTTATTCTATTAGTAAATGTAGTAATAGGTTCAGGTGTGTGTAATGTAACCGAAAATGATGAATCCCTAAATGATGGTATAAGAGTATTATAAGATGTATTTTCTACATTAATGGTTGTACCTGTACTTTCATCTATATCTTCGCCTGTTTCTTCTGTTCCTGATATATCTAATATTTCCATTATTCCTATTCCATCTAAAATTTCTTCTGCGTAATCCCCAAATGGATCATCTGAGTTTTCGGTAGATGGAGTAGGTGGTGGGGGTAAAGTTTGAGGAGTTATTTCAAATGATTCATTAATTTCATCTAAATCCTCAGTAATTTGTTCTGTTTGGGTAATTTTAGTTTCAGGAGTTATGTAATCTCCAGTTAATTGTTCCTGTATAGTGGGTTCTATAACTAAATTGGCTCCAAATGATTTTTGGTTTAATGAAGCAGGAACAAAATTAGATAGTTGTTGATTTGATGTCATATAAATTGAAGATGCATCACCCATTACATCTTCTTTAGCATGAATCCAACCTTTATCGTCTAATTGATTTGATTGGCCATTTCTTATAATAGTAATGGGATCACCCAACTTACCTATATTACTCCATTCATTAGGAGTGCCTACTTTATCACTTATATTAGTAGAACCAAATCTTATAGAATTACCAAATCTACCTTCTATAATAGTATCACCTTCATAAGGTAATAATGGTTTTATATTTAATTTTTCTTGAAAGTATTTACCTAAATTAATACCTGTTGATCCATCTTCTACTTGCCTTGCAATACTCTGTTCATAATCATTAGATGAACCATTATTAAAATCTTCTATGTAGGGTAAAGCATTATGGTGAGGGTGGTTCCATATGTTTACTATGGGGAAATAATATGTTGATATTTTATTATCTTTATCACCTGATGACATTATTAAAACTACTTCATTTATTAAAGGATAATTTTTTACAAATGAAAATAAAGGTTTTGCTGTAGAATCAGTAGATGGATTTGATTGATTTAATGTTGTATAAAATATAGTACCTATTGAATCATATTGTCCATAATCTTCAAAACGATCATGTGAAGGGTCTAAAATAATATCAGTAATTCTGACAGCTATTAATTTAGTGTCAGAAGGTAATATTTGGAATTGGTTATCTACTCTAACTACAGCCATCTTATTTTTTTACTTCTTTTCCTTTTTCTGTTTCTTCTATGATATTTTGAAGTTGATTCATTTCTTCTTCAGTTAACATATCTCCACTTCCACCAGTTACATTTCCTGTAGATAAGCGTTGTACAATAGCCGCCATCTTTAGTAGATGATCATCATTCTTAACACTAATTTCCATATATTCTTTAATTAATGGAACAACAACAGTAGCGTCTCCTAAATTTTGGATGAGAGGTCTTAATTCAGCTATAAGCTGACCAATTTGTTTACCTTTTTTTTTCTGATTAGTGTGAATTTCTTTAAGAAGATCAGAAAATGTTTTATCGTCAAATATTACTTGGCCTAATGGATCCATATTTTTATTTTGTTATAAATATAGATTTTTTAAATTTTTACATATCCCGTTTTATCATATTCATTATATAATTCACGATATTTCTTCTTAAGTACTTTAGTTACTTTAGTTATTACGGGAGTATCTACATTTGTTATTTCACGAATATAAATATAAAGTGCTTTTTTATTAAAAATTTCTAAATTTTCTCTACGTTTAAATAATATATTAACAGCATCACATACTTTTCTATCTTGATCTTTTTTAAATAATCTAAACATATGTTTATCAATATATTCAGTAAAATAATCAATAAAATCTTTCATATCTTGTTTACGATCGGGACGTCCAAGTTCGTGGATAACTTTATCGTCTTCATCAGCTGCTAATACATCTGTGGTGATTTTTTTCTTTTTATAATTTGTATTATTATAAAGAATAAGGTAATTTTTACCTACAATACTAAAGTAAGAAAAGGCCTTTGAACCTTTAGTTGGATCGAAATAATGAAGTTTTTCTAAAAGAAAACAAACAACTTCATGTTTTAGATCTTCTAAATCATCTACTTCTGTATAATAAAATTTAAATGTATGAATAAGATTTTCAGCTAATTTATAAAATGAATAATTTATACGTTCGTTAAATATTTTATTTCTAGTTGCTTCATTATTAGAAGCTAAATATTCACCTATAGCTAATTCAGTATCATGTGTGAAGTACATTCTTGTACTTTTTCTACCTCTTTTTTTCTTCTTCGGAGTAGGAGAACCGACATTTGTCGGTTCTTTTTTTTCTGTTTTGCTCATTTATTATCTCATACGAAACTCATTTAGGGCCTCTTGAATTTTTTTAACTTCTTCAAAAAACCATCCAATTTCGTCATCTGCGTAAAATACCCCTTTTTGATCTATTTGTTTTAATCGGGCATCGCAAGCTGCAATTGCGTCGCTTTGTTTATTTATAAAATCCTCCATCGCTTCATTTTTCTTAATAAGATTTCTTATTGCAACAAAAGATGCTGAAATCGATAGAGTTAACAAAATTACTAATATTATTTCCATTTAATCTTCATTAAAGAACGAATCAATAACACCTAATGTAGCTGCTGATAAGTTCGGATTATTGGCTTCATTTACAGCTTTAGATTTACGTTGTATCTTATCTGCTTTAGAAGCATTTTTAGGTTTAGCTGAAGGTACTGAATTTGTATTATTATTCCATTGTTCAAATTCAATTTGAGCAGCCATATGATCTGCTTGATGCATTAATAATGGTAAGTGGGTACGTAAACGGGTTTCTTTTTGACCCGACATAAAATAAAATTTATTCGAATCATCATATAACCCATCATGAATTTTAATTGTAATATACTCATTTTGAGTTACTTTACAACCAATTTCCTGTAATATAAATAAAGATCGTTCAGGTACTTTCATAGCAGGTATGTCAGTATTAAATTTATATACTTGACCTAATTTATCAACATGCCATTGTGAATCATTGGGTTGGTAATATTCACCCTCTTGTTGACCCATTTTACCTAAATCATGAAATAATGCAGCAAAACGCATTTCTTCAATTGTATATGTATTCATATCACCACCCTTATTATTCCAAACTGTATATAATGCATTAGCACAATCTAAAACACGTAAAACGTGATCACAA